ATGGCTCTTGACCCACGCGAGGAACACGAGATCTCGCAAGTCATCCAACATATCGGTGGCCCGGCCAAGGCGATCGAGTTGTGCGAGCTTGCGGCCAAACCGTCAGCCTTCGGCAATTCTCAAGAATCCCTCGATGCACTCGGCAAGCTGGTTGGTGGAGCGAATAGACCACCGGGAGCTTTCCCCATCCTCGAAGCGGCAACAGTGGGAAAGCCACCAGGGCAACGCGAGCTTGATTTGCAGCGGACGCTCGATCTGATGAAACGGCACCTCGCTACCGGTTGACCCGGGACCGCAATCGGCGCTTTTTTGGTTTACGGGGTTTACCCTTCGGCTTGGAGTTGCGCTTCGCGATTGTAGCCGGGAGAGCACCTCGCAGATCACCCTGGAGCGTGCTTCACTGCCTCAACGAACGTTTGGCTGTTCGCAATCCTCCAGAGGAGTTGATCGCCGTGACGGCCGGGAAGCCTCCCCAATAGGCCTTAACCGTCTGGTGACGTTGCGCATCGGAGGATGTTCGCCGGTTCGCTGTCAGATCCCCGCCCTAGAATCCTTCCAGGCTGGTTTTGCCCGTTGGAAGCCTTTTCTGGCTGTTGGTGAAAAGGGCGATTGGGCACTACTGTAGCTCGTATGCTCCCTAAAATGAGTGGGTGTGCGGGGACGAACTTAAATTGACCACAAGGCGCGGGAAGTGGATCATGGAGGTGAAAAACGGCTGGCGGCGGCGATAGCTTAACTGGCAAAGCACCACGCCTAGTAACCGAGGGGATGTCAGTTCAAACCTGACTCGCCGCCCACCAGCTTAGCTTTTTCCCTCTGTTAGGACCCTGATCCCACTACTTACATACAAGACTGGCACCAATCCCTGACCGTTGTAAAGCCACAACTCCGAACGCTGTCAAACAATTGACCGCCAAAGTCGCTCCAACGCCGATTTACCGGGCTTTCGCGAAACCCGATTTTCTTAGCGTCAGCGACATTTTGCCACACACACCCATCAGCGCCGTCAGATGGCGATCCGCTGTGCGGCCACCGCGAAATATTCTTCCTCGCGCTCGATCCCGACGAACGAGAATCCTTCTTCCAGCGCAGCGATCCCAGTTGACCCCGAACCCATGAAGCAGTCCAACACGGTCCCACCGGGTGGCGTGATCAACCGGATCAAGTAGCGCATTAGCGCAAGGGGCTTGACGGTCGGATGGTGATTACGGGAACTGGTCGCGCGGTCTTCCGCGCACTCCAGCAGCGCAGATTTCCCCAGCGCCTGCCTCGGCAAATTCCCACATCCCCGCTCGCGCTCAGCTTTGGAAGCCTTGGGTACGTAGAAAAATCTGGGCACAACCTCTGCAGCTTCATCATCCACAATCAAATTCGCTGGCCAGCGTCCGGTGCATTTTTTCGGCAAGGCATCGGGCGGCATTCCAGTGCCGTAAATGCTTACCGCTGGTTGATTAACCCTGGATTCCTCTCCGATCCGGCACCCATCGATATTCAGCGCTCCGGTTCCGAACTCCAGAACATTCGCGGCAACCGTACCGACCAAAGGCTTGCGGCAGAGGATCCAAAACTCGGCTGCTGGCTTGAGCGCCGTTCCCCAACCTTGCCAGCGCTTGGCTTCATCCGTGACTGGTCCATCCCAGAGCATTCTATTTTTTGTTTGGTGCCAATCTTCGGAGTCGGGTCGCATAAATCCAACTCCACCGGCTGGCACGCTCTTCATCGATATGCCCGCCGATTTGTCGATCGCCTTGGCCACATCGAGCGACTTCGGAAAGCCCGTTCCGAATAGGTGAGTAACCACGTCCCGAATTTCAAACCCTGCGTTCTCTAGCGCGGTCGCAGTCCAATGGGAGGTTCGAGGAAGCGCCCAGACCAAACCGTGAGCACCAGGCTTGAGCACCCGGATCACCTCGCCCATAACTTCAGATAACCAGCTGATCCACTGTTCGCGCCCGCCTTTGTTCGAGTCCCAAGCCTTGCCCATAAACGAAATCCCAGCGGGCGGATCGGTCACCAGCGCATCGATCGAATCCGAATCGAGAGTCTTCAAAACTTGTAAACAATCGCCTTGAACCAACTTCAACATTCAAGGGGATTGGACTGCTTTGAACCTCCGCGAATTCGCCGGAGAGAATTCCAGTCTAATCCGGCATGTCATTACAAATCGATGTATCGAAATTCTTACGTGCTCTATTATCCTTCCCCCTCACACTAGAAGTCTCCGATGGTCTCAACTTCCTTTTAGGTGCCGTCCAAGGCGATCCCGGCTTCAAGCAGATCCCTGATGTCTCTTATTTCCTGGCAACTATCCGCTGGGAGACCGCAAACACCTTTCAGCCGGTGAAAGAGCGCCGAGCCGATCCCACGTACACCCATTTATACGAGCTGCAAAATCGGTATTGGCCCAGCGGCTTTTATGGCAGGGGCTATGTACAGCTCACTTGGGAGAAGGGCTACCGCCACGCCAGCCAAATGCTGGACGGAGAGACAATCGGCGGTTTCGACATCGGTCCTGAAACACTGGTCCAAAACCCCGAGTTGGTCCTGAATCCCGCAATTAGCTACGCAATCGCGGCCAGGGGTATGCGGGAAGGTTGGTTCACTGGCCATAAGCTCGGTGATTACACTCAAAGCCACCCGCCCGATTACTACAACGCCCGCAAAGTGATTAATGGGTTAGATCGAGCTGATCGTATTGCGCAATATGCCGATTCTTTCGAGAGAGCCTTGCGCACCTCGCGCACCTAGAATCCGCATTATGCGCTGACCGTCTAATTTAGTTGATGAACTCGGCGAAAGTGACCAGCGCAACCCCTGAAGCCCAAGCGGTGGTCTTTGCATTTGAAACCGCGATGGTCATTCTGGCGACCCAATTTAATCATTTGCAGAGTATCAATGAGAGGTCGGCGGCTGGCTTCCTCCAGCTGACCCATTCAGCTCTCCAGAATTATTTGGCCGAGTATGTGAAGAAGGCCGAAGCCGAGGTTCTCCAGTCTCCAATGGGGCAAATCAAGCGAGTACGACAACGATCATGAGTGAAACAGTAGAAGCTCTAACCACTACCCCCGCACCTTCCGAAGCTCCAAGAGAACTCGGTCTGCACTCAGTCACACTTCGGCCAGCCGAAGAAAACGATATCAGCTTCGTTTTCAATAGTTGGCTTAGAAGCTACCAATCCTCGGATTTCGCCAAGGGGATACCCCCAAAACTCTATTTTCCGCACCATCACCAGATAATCGAAAGAATCTTGCAACGCGGCGGAAAGCTTACCATTGCCTGCTTGCAGGATGAACCGAGTGCGATCCTTGGCTGGCTGTGCATCGAAGGAAAGGTTCTCCATTACGTTTATGTCAAAAAGCCTTACCGCCAGCTCGGGATCGCCACCAAACTGATCGATGGCAATCGCTTCGTGGTTTACACGCACCAGACCTATGCCACCGGCTTCCTGAAAAAGCCGCTAGGGCCAGCAGCATATGATCCATACATGATTTAGGAACTTAATCTTATGGATGAGGAGATAAACATGTCTAAGAAACCCACTAACCAAACTCGAAAGAAAGCCCGCAAGCTGGCTGGCGACCTGACCGCCCATCAACTTTTATCCGCTGGAGCAATTCTATTTTTTATCGATCAAGCCCGATCCAAGGAAGAGTTCTTGGCGGCTTGCACCGATGCCTATGAGAACTTCAATGCCTTCTTCTAAGAAATCCCCCAAGAGCGCCGCTCCCCAACCCGCGCCAGCGCAAGCGAAAATCACCAAAGCCCAATTCAACATTGGGGTGCTGCTGCGTCGGGAAGTGGTCACGAGCATCGATGCCGAGAAATACGGTGCAAAGCTTACTTTTTGCCCCCAAGGGTTAAGGGTGAGCTGGATTGATGACCGCGATCACCAACTCCATGCGGTGACCGTCCCGCTCGACAACATCGTTTACACAACCGACGAACCGACTCCGATCGACAAGGAGAAATAATCCGATGGCTATCAAAGGTCGCGTACTCAAAACCCCTCAGCAGATCTGCCTGCTGCTCTCCCATACCTTGCGGAAGCTCGAATTATCCGGTGACATCGGACAGCTCGATCGGGCGAAAGTGATCATCAACGGCTGCGCAACCTTGGCAGCCATTTTACGCGACAGCAACACCGAGCTTCGGATCGCTAAGATCGAAAAGGCTTTGGAAGATCTCACCACCCAAACGCAAGCCCCATCCCAAATCAAGCTTCTCCCCAACCAAAGCATTCTAGATAAAGAGGTAAAGCTAAATTGATTACTTCGATCATTTTCGTTGGTCTTGCGTTAGCCCTTTCTATACTCACGACGAAATAAGGATGAGATGAACCTATGGCGGTTCCCTTGTCTGTAAAACAAGCGTCCTTCGGGGCACAGCAGGTTCGATCCCTGCCTCATCCAAAATACTGAGCCTGGTGGGGATGTCTAAACCACCGTGGCAGTATCGAAGCTCTTAGATAATCTCGAACGGCAGCTCCAACAGCTTCAGGATCGCCAAGGTGCAAACTCTCCAAGTGGGGCGGTAGCACTTGGACCAGAGATCCCGGTCTTTGCTGAGCAGACCGCGTTCATTCTCGATGCCGCAAAGCTCAAGGCGGTTTTCTGCACTCGCCGCTCTGGGAAGTCCTTCGGCGATGGCCTGTATTTATTCAAAACCGCTTTAGAGATTCCTGGTTCAACCTCGCTCTACGTCGCACTGACTCGGGAAAGCGCAAAAAAGATCATGTGGCGTCCGATTCTCAAAAGGATCGATCGCCAATTCAAGATCGGAGCAAGGTTCAATGAAACCGAACTTTCGATCAGCCTCCGCAACGGGTCGGTGATTTATTTGATGGGGGTTGATTCGGACGAAGATCAAAAGTCGAAAATTCTCGGTCAATCGCTGGCACTGGCAATCATCGATGAATGCGGGTCGTTCACCATCGATCTCACCGAGCTGGTCTTCTCTGTCCTAAAGCCCGCTTGCGCTGACGTTCGCGGCACGATCGTTCTTTCTGGAGTCCCCACCGATTTGAAGAAGGGGATTTTTTACGATCTCACCAAGGACCAAGATCCGAGCAACCCCGGAACGTGGTCCGTTGCAGGTTGGAGCGGTCACCGCTGGAGCGCATTTCAAAATCCATACGTTCGAGAAAATTGGGCGAAAGAGATCACCGATCTCGAATCGCAAAATCCCCGGGTCCGGGAAACGCCGTGGTTTAGAAAGAACTACCTTGGTCTATGGACCACCGATACCAGCAAGCTGGTCTACCGCTATGAACCAGGGCTCAACGATTGGAGCGGCACGCTTCCCGAATACCGGAAAGGTGCTTGGCACTATTCCCTAGGCGTCGATCTCGGTCACACCGATCCATCGGCTTTCACTGTTTGCACTTGGCACGATTACGACCCGGTCCTTCGAATACTCGAATCCTCCAAACAGGCAAAGATGGATGTCACGGCGGTCGCGGATCGAATCAAGCTTTATTTGGCGAAGTTCCCGGCGATCGAACGAGTGATCATCGATAACGCCAATAAGCAAGCCACCGCTGAAATAGAGAACCGCCATGGAATCGCCCTCACTCCAGCAGACAAGCGGGGCAAGTCCGATTTCATCGAGATAATGAACAGCGAGTTTGCGACCGGGAAGGTTCTACTCAACCCGGCGACGTGCCAACCACTGATCACCGAATACCAGGAACTAATCTGGGACCCAAAGAGCACCAAGCGCGAAGAGCACCCCAGCTGCCCCAACCACTGTACCGACGCGACCTTGTACGCCTGGCGTTACACCTATTCATATCTCTCAGAAACGCTCGAACACAAACCGCAACCCGGTACCCCCGAGTTCTACAAACGCAATTACGAACAAGAAATTGCGGACCATTGGGCAGCGGAAGAGCGGGTCCTGGATGAGAAGCACCGCGAAGAGAACGACGCGATAAGTGATTTCTTCGATTTTCACCGGTCGGAGTTCTGAGGCTTAGGTCTCCGAATTGTAGAGCGGTTTCTGCCGTCTAATTGGCGTGCCGCAGAAACCCCAGGACTTCAACCAAAACGCTTACCGGCGAATCCCCAACGAACCGGGGAAGAGTGTTTCAGCCAAAGACTTGCCGCTTACGCCAACCCAGCAACGGCTGAAAGACAAGTTGATGCGCCAGTTCTGCAAAGCCACCGCAGACGGGCCACTCGGTAACTCCGAGGCTTACCAGCGCGGCTGGGAACGGATTTTCGGAAACAAGAATGCCAAAGAAGACGACCAACAAAACTAACCTAGAGAACACGCTGCAGCTGATGAAGCAGTATGGCGTCAAAAAGCTGAAGACCGCCGAGCTGGAGCTTGAGTTAGCCGACGAAGCTTTCGCGGCTCCGCTGCGGCTCCCAGAGCCATCGAACACCTTCCTTTCAAACCCCGTGCGCGACGATGACGAAAATATGTTGTTTTGGAGCACGCCTTATTTCCAAGGAAAGCCGGAGCCTGAAGCCGAGCCGAGCGAGGCACCCCAAGGCGTAGCACCGCAGTCAATCCCCGCAGAGAAACCGTAATTGAGCAACACAGTCGATTTCAGATCCTTTCACAAAAAGGGTGAAAAACCTCCAGCGCGAGATCCGGAAACGCATATCGCCAAATGGTGGGAACTCGAAGCAGCCAAGGCAGCCGATTCGATAACTCAAACAATCAATTTCCTCCAGACCAACCAAAACACCCGGCTTCAGCGCTTGGCGATGGATGCCAAGTTGTATGGCAATCAGGCGTTCGGTGGATTCCCGTTTGGCTGGTCGTTCAGTCCGCTTTCTTCGGTCATGCGGAGCTTCATCAGCGATCGGCTAACCCTAAACATCGTTCAGTCCTGCGTCGATACCGTAACCGCCAAAATGGCGAAGAATCGCCCGGCTCCCCTCTACCTGACATCGGGCGGCGATTATCGGAAGCGGCGCAAAGCCCAAAAGCTCAACCGTTTTACGGCTGGTCTTTTCAACGACGTTAAAGCCTACCAGCTCGGCCCGCAGATCTTCCGCGACAGCTGCGTCTTCGGTGATGGGTTTATCTACGTTTTCAACAAGAACGGGCGAGTTGCATGGGAAAGAGTCCTGCTCCACGAGCTTTGGATCGACCAGATCGAAGCTCTGTACGGTCAGCCGCTCCAGCTCCACCGGGCCAAGGCGGTCGATCGAGAAATCCTCCTAGAGAATCATCCAGAACGCAAAACCGAAATTTTAGCGGCCAACAATACCCGCACCATCGATAGCGCGGTTTTTCCGACCGTTACCGATGCGGTGATCGTTCGAGAAAGCTGGCGTCTTCCCACTTCCAAAGATGCAGGCGACGGCAAGCACATCATCACGATCGATGGGGCGAACCTTACCGAAATGGAGGAATGGAAACACGACTATTTTCCATTCGCTCACCTCCAGTGGATTCCATCGCTGTTCGGTTTCTATGGGCAGTCGGGCGGGCAACAGCTCCAGTCCATCCAGCTCGAAATCAACAAAATTCTTTCGACCATCCAACGCAGTTTTCACCTAGCCGGTTCGTTCAAAATCTGGGTCAGAACCGGTTCAAAGATCGTCCCCGGTCAAATCAACAATGACATCGGCTCGATCATCAACAGCCTTGAAAAGCCCGAATACATCATCCCACCCAACATCGTTCCCCCGGAGATTTACGAGCACCTTAGGGAGCTGGTGCAGAAGGCTTATGAACTGTTCGGGATCTCTCAGCTCTCTGCGGCCAGCCTCAAGCCGCAAGGAGTCGATTCCGGTCGAGCGCTGCGCGAACTCAACTCGATCGAATCCGATCGGTTCACCGTCCAGGGCCACGCTTACGAGCAATTATTCCTAGATTGCTCCAAATTGTCCTTGGGAGTGGTCGAGGACATTTTCGAAGAGACCGGCGAATACAAAGTCTCTGCAACAGAAAACCGCTATGCCGATGAGCTGGATTGGAAAGATATCCAGCTCCCCGCGACCGATTACGTAACCGATGTCTTCCCGGTCTCCTCGCTGCCGAACAGTCCGGAAGGCCGAATCCAAACCGTTACCGAGCTGGCGCAAGCGGGATACATTTCCCCTCGCACCGCTAAGCGCTTACTCGCGTTCCCCGACCTTCAGACCGAGCAAGATTTGTCGGACTCGCGGGAAGAGTACATCCATTCGATTTTGGAAGAAATTGTCGAAGACGGCAAATACACCGCTCCGGAGCCTTTTGACGATCTCACCTTGGCTCGCGAGCTTGCATTACAGGAATACGCTTTGGGCAAGCTCCATGGGCTAGAGGAAGACAAGCTGGAATTGCTGCGACGATTCATGTCCCAGCTGGATGTGTTCGAAGAAGAAGCAAAACAACAAGCCGCAGCAGCCGCAGCCGCACAAGCAGCTGCTTCCGGGCAATTGAATCAACCTCCATCCCCGGCAGTGCCTCCCCGACCATCAGATTTAGTCCCCAATTCCGTCAAAGCAACAGCTTAAGGAAGTAACTCGTGTCAATGACCCCAGCAGAAACCCAAATCGTCCAGACCGTTCAAACGGCCCAATTCAGTCCAGGCAAGGGCGCAGTAACGCCCAAAGGAACCGATCCAGGTCCCCAAGGTCCCGACGTTCACCCTGAAGACGCGCCCCAGGTAAATTGGGTTGATAAGCCGGTGAACCAAAGTCCCTCCGGCAATGTCTCCGTCGCAAAGCACAACCTAGCGCCCGAACCGCAACCCCAGGTCCCCGGAACTGAACCGCAACTCGGCACAGAGGCAAAGCCCGAAGGCGCAGCCCCTGAACCCGAAGTTAAACCGCAGCCGAGATCGAACGACGCCAAGCGGTTCGCCGCACTGGCCAAAGAGGAAAAGAAACTAGCCCGCGAGCGCAACGAGCTGCGCGCAATGCGCCAAGAGCTAGAAAACGGATTGGCCGAGGTGCGCCAATTCAATCAGCTACGGCAAACCGCCAAGCAGGATCCGTTAAGAGCAGTGAGGGAAGGACTCGGTCTTGAGTATGAGGATTTGACCAGCGCTGTCCTGAATGATGGCAAGCCTGCCCCTGAAACTCAAATCAAGGCGCTCAAGGAAGAGCTGGACGAATTCAAGGCGGAAACCGCAGCCGAACGCGACACCCGAATCAAAGCGCAGAAATCCCGTCTAATAAATGAAGAAAAGCAAACACTCAACCAGTTCTATGGCGATGTGAAGGATTTCGTTACCACCAACGCCCAGACCTACGAATACGTAAATCTATTCGATGCAGCGAATTTGGTCGGCCAGGTCATAGAACTCAACTTCCAGAAGACGAAGAAGATCATGTCTTACGAGGAAGCTGCGCAGATGACCGATGATTATCTCATGCGGGAATTTGTGGAGAAAGGGACCGCCACCCAAAAGTGGAAGTCCCGCAGCGAAGGTTCACCTGAACCTAAACAGGAACGCAAGCCAGTTGTTAGCGCAAGCGGTGCAAAGACGCTCAGTAATCAAATGACTGTTTCAAGTAGGCCCGCCGTCTCAAACGGCAAGCGCTCGGATGATCAAAGGCTGCGAGAAGCAATCGCGGCTCTCCAGACTACCAAAGCGTAACAGCCCAGAAAACAGCTCCCGCACCACCAACAACCAAGCTTCCCCTCGCTCCAACTAGCGCAGGGCACGCAATTTTTCTGTTTTCAGGAGTCCCATGGCTTCAACTTACATGGATGTCGCGGCTGGTTCTGCGGCACTCAAAGTCTATTACGACAACCAGAAACTTAACTGGCTCGTCTACAAAAATTTCCCCTTCTTAGCGCTCGTTCCCAAGAACGAAAACATGCGCGGGGCCTTTTATCCCGTGCCTGTTTTATTCGCGACCAGCCAATCGGCTAACGCGAACTTCCAGAACGCACAATCCAACCAAGTCCCCGCTCAGCTGGTGCAGTTCCAGATGACTCGAAAGAGCCATTACGCACTGTTCAGCGTGACCAATGAAGCAATGCTGGCGTCAGAAGGTGATGCCGCAGCGTTCATGTCCCTGCTTACCACTGCGGTTGATGGTGGAATCCGGGATGCAACCCTGGCCTTGGCTTCAATGGCGTTTAGGGCTGGCACTGGTTCAATCGGCCAAATTTCCTCAATCAGCGCTGGCGTAGTCACGCTGGTTAACATCGTTGACGCTCACAACTTTGAAGTCGGCAAAGTTATTGCTGCGAATGCGACCGACGGTGGAGCTACTCCCCGGGCCGCAGTTGGTTATGTCATCAACGTTGACCGTATTGCCGGAACTGTAACCGTCAGCGCCACCGCTCAAGGTGGATCTGCTGGATCACCTACCGGCTGGACCGCAAATGACTTCTTGCTGGTTTCCGGCAACAACAACGCTCTAATCAGCGGTGTTCTGGCTTGGTGCCCAACTTCGGCGCCGTCTTCTACAGACAATTTCTACGGAGTTAATAGAAGCCAAGACACCCGGCTTCGCGGTCTTCCTTTAACCACTAACCAGGCAACTGAAGAGGCTTTGGTTGATAGCGCGGTAAAGCTGGCCGAATTCGGATCAACTCCCGATTACGTCTTCTTACCCTTCCCCTCTTACAGCGGTTTACAAAAAGCTCTCAGCGCCAGAATCCAATACCTGGATATTCAGGCCGAAGACGCTGAAATCGCGTTTCGATCAATTCTGATTCAAGGACCTACCGGTCCAATCAGGGTTATCGCCGATCGCTTCGTCCCCCAGGCCACCGCGTTCATGGTGGACTTAGCGACCTGGAAGCTTGGGTCAATCAACAAAGCCCCACACATTTTGGAATACCGAGACACCCACCAGCTGCTTCGAATTGTGAATGCTGACGCGATGGAAGGTCGCGTGGGCTTGTACGGGAACCTCTGGACGAACGCGCCTGTCTTCAATTCGAACATCGCGCTTAGCCAGTAATCCGAAGGATCTCAAGTAATGGCTAATCGTACCTTTATCGAATTCAACTACTCGCTAGAGCGAAGAATGGTGAATCTCTTCGCTACGGTGAGTTTCGGAGCTTCTGGCGCTCCGACTTTGCAGACCTGGGATCCCATCAAGCGAAGCTATTCCACTGCGGGATCCACCGGGACCAAAGGCATTAAAAGCATCGTGAGGGTCTCAACCGGTTTGTATACAATTACGCTGCAAGATCCCTACAACAAATTCCTTGGCGCGGCGATTAGCTTTCAGAACGCGAGCGCTTCCGCTGCGCCTTTCCAATTTTGGCCGACTCCAAACGCGAATCTAAACGTATCCGCCACCCCCAGCATCCAGGTTCAATTCGCGAACTCAAGCGGTACCGCAACCGATCCCGCGAGCGGTGAGCAAGTAGTTATCAACCTGACCTTAATGGATAGCACGAGCATTTAACCATGGCGATGTCTGCAACCATATCGATTACGCCCTCCAGCGTTACCACCGGGCCGCAGCAAGTGGCCGTGAACCTAACCGTATCCAACTCCGGCACCCAGCCGGTTTCGGTTACTTCGATTCTGCCGACCGCTTCTCCCAGCGGGGCCAACCCGGAGAGCGTTTCGGTGCTCCACGGGATGCCATTCATCGGACCCGGCTCAACTGTAGCCGTTCCTGGTGGTGGATCGCTGGTCTTCCAGTGGACTGAAGTTCTTTACGCTCCGGTTCGTCTCGGTGGATCCGGATTTCTTTCCAGCCCTTCGAGCTTCCAGTATTCGATCGGCGCAATCGTCCAATCCAACGACGGTTCAGTGTTCACCCCGACCGCTGCAACCTTAACGGTGAACGCATAATGGCGATCACTGCTTCCATTTCACTCGCCCGATCGGTCGCGCAATCGCACGCAAAAGTCGATTGCGTTTTGACGATCAACAACACCGGGGGAGCGCCAGTCAATCTGACTGCGATCAATCCCTACGTGACCCCTGCTACCGCCAGCGAGCCGGTTAACTCGCTCTTCCCACCGAAGAGCGGACAAACCCAAATCCCGGCTGGCGGATCGATCTCAATCCCGTTCACCCAGGTCTTTTGGTGCAACATTCAACCGGTCACCAATCCGGTTCCTTTCAACTTTCAAATTGGCTGCACCGTCTACACGGACGACGGGTCGGTGACCACAGCACCTCCAGCCAGCGTCAACATCATCCCGACCCAAGCATCGATTTCCAGTGTGCCTGGGACGATACAGCCAACCTTTGCTAACTCTGGTCAATATCCGAACCTTCCGGCTTCGGGCCACACCAGCGTTCCCAACTCATACGGTTGGGGCTTCCGGTTCGAAGACAATCTGATGTCAGGTTTGGTCATTTTGGGTGTGTAACAAAAGAATCTTGGACACTGAATTGGCGTCCAAAACGTAGTGAGGTAATTGAATAAATGTCCCTTGGAATTAAAGATTTAAACGGCAACGCGGTTCAGCTCCCGAACTACGACGTTGCGTATGGCTTCGCCAGCGCGTCACTTGCTCCGGGTGCTGCGCCGACCGATATTATCCAGCTTACTGGTGCGGCTGGCGTAGTTACTCGCATTAAAAGAATAATGTTAACCCTTCAGTCTGGAACCGTTGCTGGAGGCCAAACCTATACCCTCCAGCGGCGATCGACTGCGGCAAGCGGTGGAACTGGCAATACCCGAGTTTTAGCGAAATTCGATAACCGTGCGGGTGTCGCGGCTGCGTCAACAGTTCTAACGGACTTCACTGCCGCGCCTACTGCCGGGACTGCGGTTGGTGGACCGATCCGCGCCGCTGCACTGGTTTCAGCTGCAACCGCAGCGAGCACGGCAAAAGATACAATCGTTTGGGATTTCACCACCAGAATGGATCAAGCGCCGATCCTCAACGGGGCATCTGACTTTCTCTGCGTGACCCAATCCGCTGTTTTGGCGACAGGCCAGACCCTCTCCTACGAAGTTCAAGTCGAGGAAGGCACCAACTAAGAATGAAGTCGCCTGCTCACGACATCCTTTTGCAGAAGAATTCCCGGCAAAGTCATTCTGGATTTATGCCCAGCTCTCCCGCTGGTCTGGCTGAGGGTGGCGAAGTCGTAGACGGTCCCCACGAGGATGAAGGACTGCAAGCGGCAGCTGAAGAGATTTTGATCTCGCTCGAACAGGATTTTGGAACGGGCGAATCCGCGTCTGAATCTGAAAAGAACAAGTTTCAAGATAAGGCGCGTCGGCTCGCCGATGCCCTCAAGACGTTTTTCGATATTTGCGAATCCGAGGAAGACGAAGCCGAGGGCTCGCCCGAAGAAGAAGACGATCGGTAATGGTCCGGAGGTTTGTTAACAAATGGCTCTCAACCCCGGACAAACTACTCTAGCGACGATCCGTAACACCGCTCAGAGCTACTCCGACACCATCAACGACAATTTTATCTCTCCCGGTGAGTGGCTCACTTGGATCAACAACTCCTATCAGGAGCTGTATGACATCCTGATCACCGCTTACGGGAATGAATACTATTTCGCTTCTCCGTTCCTGATCACCTCTGATGGGATCAACGATACTTTCGCCCTTCCCGATGGCTCCGGGACCGCCCAAGCTTTCTACAAACTTCTGGGAGTGGATATCCAGCTGACCGGAGCGCCGGGCGACCCGACTGGCACCTACATTCCTTTGAAGCCGTTTCCGATGGCCGAGCGGAATCGATATAATTTCCCTTACCTGCAGGCGGTGTATCCCGGCATCAATCGCGCGCGATACCGGCTGCGGCAAAATTCGCTCTGGCTCCAGCCTTTGCCGAAATCCGCTCAAACCTTCCGGGTTTGGTACGCACCCCGGCTCACTCCTCTTGTTTCGGATGTGGATATCGTGGACGGGGTTTCCGGCTGGGAAGACTTCATCCAAGTTGACGCAGCGATAAAAGCCAAAGGCAAGCGCGAAGAGGAATCGCCAGACCTGAATCAGCGGAAGAAAGAGCTACTCGCTCGAATTGAAATCGCCGCCGAAAACCGCGACCAGAACGGCCCGCAAGTCGTGTCTGACACTCGTTACGGCAATTCGTTCGTTACGCCCAGCGGGTTTTTTGACAATGACTATTACTAACCATGCCTGCTCCGCTTACTCGAATTCAAACCGACGACGTAACGCTTAACCGCATTCAGGACCAGGTGATCGCGGCCATCCAACAGTTTGTCAATCCGCTGGTCTGGATAACCGTCGGCTCTCCCGGGGCGCCTCCGTTTCAGAATGGATGGAAAGCTTATGGCCAAGGCTGGATGGCCCCCGGATTCTCAAGAGATATCTTCGGTATCGTTCGGCTGCGTGGATTGCTGACCGGTGGTGCCACCAACGTGGCACCGGCAGCAATAACGCCGTTCATCCTGCCCCCTGGCTATCGACCAAAGACTAATTTCCTTTGCGCCGGGATGGGTACTGGAACCGGTCAAAATATGGTGATTCGAATAAACGTAGGTCTCGACGGACTAATCTGGTCTGCCTCAGGCATACCTGGTTCGACACAAGATAACAGCTATTGGTCGTTGGATGGCGTCCAATTCCTGGCCGAGAACTAAACCATGCTAGAGAAGCGCCAAATCCAGGTTGATTTCACTCGCTCGGTTGATCAGAGAACCGCCACTAAATTGGTGTTGGCGGGTAAGCTTCTCACCGCGCAGGATGTTGTGTGGAGAGGCAAGACGGTTGAGCGGCGCACCGGCTACACCGCACTACCGACTTCGATTCTAGGCGGCGCAAATATCACCAGCTTGGCCAAGGGCTACGTCTACAACAACGAGCTACTGGCTCAAGGTTCTTCGCTATGGAGCTGGTCGGCTCAAAATAGCACCTGGATCTCGAAGGGAACCGGGTTCGATCTCGCGGGAATCTCGAAGACTCCGGTCTATCGTTCATCCGCTCAGGTCTCCGAATCCGACTGTAGCACCGGAGCGGGGTTTACCTGTTACTTATGGCATCAGCAGCCGAACACCAGCACCGACGAAATTAGAGCACAGGTGATCGACGAATCAGTTGGCACGGTCATTACCGCGAACGCCTTGCTTTCGACCGGTGGCGCTAACGCCTTTAGTCTCCCCAAAATCATTTTCTTTGCGGGAGTCTTCTTCGCAATGTGGTGGGAGGCTTCCACCATCCAGTTCAGCACGTGGAATTCCACCAACCCGAACGCGGGCTGGACCGCGAAAGCCTCGCTTACTGCAAGCGCCACCGGGTTGAAGGTTCTCGACGCGGTTGTGGTCAACAATCGCGCATTCGTTACCTTCAATGCTGCAGCCAATCCCACGAGTCTGATCGAGGTGAACAGCTCCGGGACTATCATCGGTGGACCGACGAGTTCGGGGATTACCGGCGACAACGGCGTTGCTTTAGGCAGCTCTCAAGACAATTTTTTGTATGTAGTGGGGAACAATTCCGTTAACGGCCTTCAGCGGACTGTCTTTGATCTCACTTGTACCGTGACGCAAGCAGCCGCAACGATCGAAGTCGGATTTAACATCCAATTTCTAGTTGCAGGGTTTTTGTCCCGAGCAACGTCTTGCGATCTCTATTACTCACCCAGCGGAATTGCCGTCAACACCAACCCAGCTACACGGTCTGTAAACCTGACCAGCAGCGGGACGATCGGGACGCTTAACACCTTCCAAAGAGGTGCCGTCGTTGCGAGTATGCCCTTTCTTTTCGGCGGTCGCGAATACATTTGGCTCTCCACCGCATGGGGGATTCCTCTAAGCCCATTTCCCAATGTCCAAGTTGGCCGATCCATTTGCTTGTTCGAAGATACACTCCAAAACGGAACCGCGTCGCGAATCGCCGCACAGGCTTTGTTTGGAACCGCCCGAAGCTACGTCGCCGGGGCAAATGGCGTTCGCGTTGCTCAGACCTTGCTCGATAGCCAGTCACGCCCATTTACCACGTGGCTAGAGCAGTTCATTTTCCAACTTTCGAACACCCAGAACACTTCAGCGGTAGGAATCGCCCGGGTAACAGCCTCACCTCAAGGAACCTCGCCAATCACCTCGGCTCAATTCGGCGGAGTTGTGGTCACCGGGGGAGGCTTTCTTTCTATTTATGACGGCGCTAATCCGGTCGAGCTGGGCTTTCTTCAATACCCAGAAGTTCTAACGATGACCACCAGTACGACCGGTGGGAACCTCGGGAACGGAAATTATCAAGTCGCGCTTACCTACGAGTGGACGGACAACGCTGGGAATCGTTATCAGAGCGCGCCGACCCCAGCCCAGACAATCGCCACCGGGGCGGGTACAACGAACTCGATCGTCGTCACCGGGCCGATGCTCCGGCATACAAATAAAATCACCCCGAGGGTTCCGGCTCGGATAGTTGTTTGGCGAACCGTTTTGAACGGGTCAACTCTGTTCCGCGATACTCCGCTGAACAACTCAATCTTAAATAATACGACCACGGACACGCTCGGTTATACAATCATCCAAGCCGACTCGGCGGTGAACAGCAACGAGATCCTATATACGGGTCGAGCCCTTTCGAATATTGCTCCACCCGCTGCGCGCTACGTTGTTGCCCATCAAAACCGACTGTTCTTGATGGGAATGGAAGACCCGAACCTGATCTGGTACTCGCGAAAATATGTCAGCGGGGATGGAATCAATTTCAACGATGGCTTGACTCTGCGAGTGGATGCTCCCGGGGGAGCGCTGATGGGCGGTGCTTCCCTCGATGACAAGCTCGTCTGCTTCAAGGAAACCGCCTCCTACTACTTTCAAGGTGATGGGCCGAATGATCTCGGCCAGCAAAACACTTTCACTCCGCAACCCCAGCCTATTTCTGGTGATATCGGCTGTGCCGATGCACGCACGATCGTCAAGCTCCCATTCGGGGTTATTTTTCTCTCGAAGAAAGGGTTCTGGCTACTCGATCGAGGCTTGACCCCTCACTACATCGGTGCGCCCGTCGAGAACCTTGTTAACCCGTTCGGTCAGCCGCAACTGGTCTTTACCTCGGTACAGGTATTGCCCAAAAAGAATCAAGTGCGCTGGACTACCGCGAGCGGCACTTGCCTTTTGCTGGACTATACCGACGCCATCGCGATGGATGCAGACCCGACCAACATGGACGTTTATAAATGGTCGGTGTTCACCAATTATGCGGCGGTCGATTCCGCGATTTGGCAAAGCAACTTCGTCCACATCGGTTCCGATAATGCCGTTTGCCAAGATTCCGATTCGACGAATTCCGATACCCGGATCGTCGCCGGAGTTACCTCCACATCAGGCATCAGCGGAATCGCCGAAACGAGCTGGATTCATTTAGCTGGTATCCAAGGCTTCCAGCGGGTCTGGAGAGCGCTTTTAGCCGGAGCAACCCAAGGCGGAGCACACAGCCCGACGATCACCGTAGCCTTCGATTACGACGGCAATCAATACACCTTCGGAAATCCCTACAGTCCGATCGGTGGGATGTTTATTCCTTTGCCATTGCCCACCGCCGAGCCGCTCCAAATTCGACACGGCTTGTACAAAGAGACCTGCGAAGCGGTGAAATTCCGAATCGCTTTCACTCCAGAGATCAATCAAGCGCCCTGGCGGCTGGAAGACCTGACGCTAGAGGTGGGAATTAAGAAAGGCGCGTTCAAGCTGCCTGCAGCGGTCAGCCTTGGCTAACCGGAATGTTATCGGCGGCTGACTCGTCTAATTCCCAGAGGAATATTGATGCCGAATTACGATCAAGATCCAAATGATCCGAACACAGACCCCTTTCCAGCTGGCGGTGGCTGGGACGCGGCCCGAGACTGGCTGAGGCGTCAAACCCCGCGCTGGGATCGACAGGACAATGCGGCCAACACGGGCATGGGTCCCAATGGTCAGCCACAACCCTGGTTACAACCCGGACAAACTCCGGGCTACTCCAATTCCCCCTACGCGGCGAGTCCGAGTGCAATCCCGCATACGGGCGGTCAATACGGGGGCCGTGGTCCATACGACATTAAGGGAACGGTTGCATTGCAACAGTACCCCGGCATCATCCCTGATAGTCCGTTTGTAACTAACTTCGGAGTGGCGGGTCGCGGCGGCAGCGGCGTTGACATCCTCAACAAAGGTTTGGGCGGGCTGTATCAAACCCAAGATCAGCAAAGGGAGTTAGCCCAGAAGATTCTGGACCAAGCCGAGAACCAAGGCCCCAGCGCCGCGCAAGCGCAATTTCAATCCGGCTTAGATCAATCACTCAAAAGCGCAATGGCGCTCGGGCAATCGGGAGCCGGGGCGAGCCCTGGTGCATCGATGCGCAGCATTCTTGAAGCTCAGGGCAGCATGGTGGGCCAATCGAACGCGCAAGCCGCGCAGCTTCGAGCCCAAGAAGAACAGCGCCAAATGGAACGCCGACTCCAGGGACAAAACTTGGCAAGCCAGATCCTTTCGGGGGTAGGCGGCGAATCGATGGGAATAGCGGGAATGGGCGGCTCGCTCTCCGAGCAAGATCGGCAAGCCTTGCTCAATCTCGAAGCGCAACGCGGGAACGTCTTTTCACATCAGCAATCGATCAACGCGCAGACCGACATCAGTCCCGGAAGACTGATCGGGGGGCTTACCAGTGCCGCAGGCGCGGTCGGGGCTGCTTTCGCATCGGATGAACGAGACAAGAAGAATATCAAGCGCTTGGATGAAGAAGCGGCGCCCGGAGTTCCATTCGCAAAATTTGAGTACAAAAAAGATCCGAAACATCAAAAATGGATGGGTGTGATTGCCCAAGATTTGGAAAAGGTTGCACCCGAATACGTCAAAAAGGACGAACGCGGTCACCGATGGGTTGACTATTCCTTTCTGCAAAACGCAGCCCGGGGTGTGCTGGTCGGCGGCAAAGCGAAGCGCAAGGGTGATGCCGAGGAAAACGACACCGTCCCGGCGATGCTTTCCCCCGGGGAAATCGTTCTGCCCCGAACCGTTGCTCAGGCGGAAGACGCTCCAGATCGAGCGCGCCAGTTCGTTGCCGCGATCAAGAAAGCCAAGGGCGGAGCAGTCCCGGGCAAAGGCTACGGGCAGGTTTTGGCCAAGCAGCGGGAAATCAAGCGGCAGATCGCCGCACTCGACAAGATGATCAGCGCGTACCAATAAAATGAAATCATTCAAAATCTCGCACGAAAACGAAAAGGAATTTCACATTGACCACGGGGATGGGAAGCCATACCGCGTGGCCAAAAAAGGAATCTCGAAGAGTTTGCAGGATAAAATCCGCAAGATGGCCCACGGCGGACCCGTTCTCAAACTGGCGGAGGGAACTCCGGATCAGCCGATAAAAGCCGAAGTCGAACCCTCAACTGGAGCGCCGATTACAGAAATCCCACAAGTATCATCGGCGGCTGGTCGCCTTGGCGAAAAAGCGTTCGGGCGAGAATTGCCCCCCGAAGATAGACCAACTACCGGAGCGACAGGTGATTTCGGCATAGGACCGGAAGCTCCCTCAGGAAGCGTTTCAACTCCAGTCGGGACAATTACTCCGGAAGCGGTGAACGCCGCGCTTACCGCCCACGAGAAAAAAGGCGGAGGTGGCGGCGGACCTAATTGGGCGGGATTAGCGGGCGCAGCGGAACAGGAAGCAAAGGGGGCCAACATCAATGCGGCAAACATTGCTGAAGCCAAGGCCGATGATCTCGCCCAGAATCAAAAATACTGGAACGATAAAATCGCCCAGGCCGACACACAAGCGGCACTCCGCCAACAGAAGCAGCTGGCCGATGAAGATGCAAAGCGGAAAGAAATCGCAGCCGGGACGATAGATCCAGAGCACTGGCTCAACAGTCGGAACATAGGTCAAAAGATCAGCGCAGCCTTGGGGATTGCATTGGGAGGATTCGGGGCAGCTCTCACCGGGGGGCCAAACCAAGCACTAGGAATCATCCAAAAATATATCGACCAAGACATCGATGCTCAAAAGGCAAACCTCGGAAAAAAGCAAACCGATTACTCAAACCTCTTACAGCAAGGCTATAGCGCCGCCCAAGCGGAATCGCTACTCCGCTCTAGGATGATGGCCGATGCCGGAGCGAAGGGTTTGGAAATTGCTACCCGATATGGAGGCCCCGAAGCTCAAGCCAAGGCCTCCCAGCTTAACGCGGGACTGAGCCAGCAACACGTCGATAACGTGATGAAGATCGCCCAAACCCAGGCGGTCTTACGCCATGAAGAGATGGGGGAGAAACAAGCGAATTTAGCTTTCGAATATCAAAAGGCACAATATCAAGCCCTCGGCCAATACCTCCGCACCGGACAGATGCCTCCGGGGGGCGAAATGCTTTTGCCCGAGGAAATGCTGAAACGAATTAGAGCAATGGCACCAGACACCAAAACTCTGGAAGCGATGGAAGGTGTTAAAACCGCGACCGATAAAAGTATGCTTGCGAAAGTTGCCGGGCTTGTTCCTGGCATGTCGTACTTACCCGATGTCTTGCCATCTACTAGAGCGGCATCGGCCTCCGATAATCAAATACTTCAGGGCTTGATGGCCATGGAAGGGATTACCAGACCTAACAATCCGGTGGTCAAGGGCTGGGAAAAGATGCTTGAGGATACACACTCCATCAACCTGGAAATTGCCAAGGATGCTCGAAAGCGCCTCGCCGGAATAATGACGGCACATGCTGAAGCCCGAAGGAAGGGCGCTGTGCCTTCGGGCTCGGCGGAATCTCAAACAGCGGGAGAATAATGGCTGAAAATTCCCCGCAGCATTTCATCGACCAGCAAGGCAACATCACAGAGCTAGCGCCTGATCAGGTTAGATATGCCGGGAATCTGGGCTACGTCCCCGCTTCGGATGAGCAGATCAAAGAATACGAGCTGCAGCAAAAGTTTAGCTCCCCGCTTGAACAGCTAAAGACCGCAGCGGAAGCAGCTGGCAGCGCTTTAACCTTTGGGCTGTCCACCCATGCCGAAAGAATTCTCGGCGTCAATCCCGAAGACATCGCAGCCCGCGAACGAATCAATCCGGTAGCCCATACAATCGGGACCGGAATCGGGATAGCCGCTCCACTGCTATTGACCGGAGGGGCAGCGGCGCCCGCTGAAGCCGGAGCGCTCGGGGCAGCTCGCACCGCAGCCGAATTCACCGCGCCGAGTTTGATCGCCAAAGCTGGTCAAGCGGTTCGAGGAGCAGTCCAGCCGATGCTTGGGGAAGCGGCAACCGGACTAGGCGGCAGAATTGCTCAACGAGCCGCAGAACTAGGTCTCGGATCTGCGGTTGAGGGGGCGATTTATTCCACCGGCAATGTCATCCACGAAAGCGCTTTGGGCGATCCGGGGCTCACCGCCGAATCGGCTCTGTCACAAATCGGCCTAGGAGCGCTTTTAGGCGGAGGGTTGGGTGGAGCATTGGGCGCAGCGGAGATCGCCGTCCCCAAGGCGATCACGGCATCCAAGAAGGCATTGGGCGAGCTGGCCGAGAAAGGGAAACAAGCTTTCGTCGAGGTTTACCCCAACCTGGCAAGCAAGATTACCGGAAGAACTCCCGAGGAAATTAGAGAGATCATCCAGTCGGGTGGCGCGGAGAATTTACTTAAACCCGAATTCGCAAAGGACATGACCGATCGGCTGCGCGCTGTTCACCAGGCCAACGAAGAATCAATCAGCACTTGGCACCAGACGCTTAAACCAAAAGAGTTTGAAGCGATGCTAGCCGATGCGGCTCCGAGCAAAGTAGACGGCGCGGCCCAAAAACTCATCAACGACATGGGGGAAATGGCGCAGAAGTTCCGCACCGAACCGGACCTGTGGGACAAAGGAACCGCCCGCCAGCTGGAGCTGATGCGCGACGGCTTGCTTCGGGATTTCAACCCCGAGAACGAGTTGACGACGCTCGACAAGTTCAAGCGGATCGAAGAAGCCAAAAGAACTTTGTGGGATTGGCAAAAAGCCTCACCGATGGCGGATAGAGTCAGCCAGAACAGCGCGAGAGAAGTCGGAAACCTCTGGAATCAATTTAAGACTACGCTCGAAGACCAGAACGTTTGGGGCAAAGCAGGCGCACGCCAGGCAGCGGTCAACGAGGCCGAGAGTCAGCTCCGAGACAGCCAAGCAGCTATTACCAAAGAGTTCACCACTCGGGGCAAGTTCGATCCGAAGAAGATGGTTAGCTACTTCAAGCAGATCAACGATCCGGCGACCGGCGAGATCCGCTCCAACATTCTCGATAAGTTTATCGAGGATTCAAACAACTACAACGCGGCGCTGGAGGAATCCCACAAGTTTGTCCCGACCGGGGATTACTCTCCGCTTGCCCACAAAAACCTGATCGACAAAACCGCCGAGGGAATCCAGCAAGCCCGCAAGGAAGCCGCCCTTTTAGAGACAATGCAAGAAATGGGAGGGCGCGGCGTAAGCGGATTCACTGCCGTTGGGGAGAGTGCAATCGGCCACGCCGTTCTGGGACCGGTCGGCGCATTGATCGGTCCGCTCCATGCCGTATCCGAGTTTGCGAATCCTGTTCGAGTGGCCGAAGTTCTAGGAAAGCTAGAACGCCTTTCGAATGCGGTCGATCGCTCCATCAATTCCGGAGCGGCTGATTTGGTTAAAGGAACCATTCAAGCGGCACAGCAAAGAGCTGGTCGGGTTGCAGCCCAATTAACCAAGTCGGAATTTATCGAGCATACGGACCAAATCCGATCGCTCGCAAACAATCCCGAAGCCCTGGCCGACAAGTTGAGCGATGCCACGGCGAACATGTATCCCCACGCACCAAAAACGAGCGATGCGCTCCATCTGGCGACCAGTGCGGCAGTGGGCTTTCTCGCATCGAAGGTGCCCCAACATCAGCAGCAAGGCCCGTTAGCCAGCAAGTGGGAGCCGAGCGCAGCGGAGATCGCAAAATATGCTCGCTACAAAAACGCGGTTGAAAATCCGCTTTCCGTGCTGGCGCATGCGAAAGCCGGGTCAGTGAGTCCAGAAGAGATCGAGACGCTTCAAACGGTCTACCCCAAACTACTCGAAAAACTGCGTTCAACCGTCTTAGAGAAAATCACCGACCGATCAGAGCCGATTCCTTACCAGCAACGCCAAACCCTTTCAATGTTGATGGGGCAAGATCTCGACGGATCCCATGCGGGACTTTTGAGCAACCAGCAAGCGGGACAACTAGCACCGATGCCGCCACCTAAAGCGGTCAGACCCACCAAGGGCGGAGCCGGTAAAATTACACTAAGCAAGCGATTGCAAACGCCCATCAGCTACGCGGCGAATCGGCAGGATTAGCCCCGAATCCTGAAGCCAGCCTTACCGTCTAACGGGGAAGAACTATGCCCGCAAAAAGCCTCGCCCAATTGAGAAAGCTGTTCACCCTTGAAAAACGAGGGGAGCTGAAGGCCGGGACAGCCGAGGAATTTGCACACGCAACCCCTAACATCAAAAAGCTACCGGAACACGTAAAGCATTACAGAGGTGGAGAAATACAATCAATGAAACATTATTCAACAGACGGCGAGCGGTACGGACTTAGCCGGGGCGGGAAACTCGAAAAGCATTTTGCCCACGGTGGACGTGTCGAAAATGAAATGGGCCAATCCGAAAACGAATACGATCACGGCGTAGGCCATGAGCGTTACGAGCCCGAGAAAGCCGACCATTACGCGCACGGGGGAGAAGTCGAATGCCCACGGTGCGGACACAAATTCGCCCACGGTGGCGAGGTGGAGCGCGGCGAAGTTGAGGACAACGAACACGCCTATGCGGATCACAATTACCGGCAGCTCGAAGATATCGAAGACGACGGCCACGGCGAACGATCAGCTGAAGACAAACACTCGCGCGATTTCGCCAGAGCTTTGAAGTTGCATAGGCGGTAAATCACAATGGCAGATAAGATCTATTTCGAGCGTTCCGCTCTAACTCGCAGCCCGATCCCTCCAGCGATTCCTTCGGGCGCGACCATCCAAAAACCAATGCAGGGACTCGGCAACCCAGGCGATCCCGGGGTTGGCAGTACCAAAGCGGGCGATGGCCTGAATGTTACGGGCTTGACGGCTGTCATCGTTTCGCTATGGGCAAATCCAGGCGCAACGATTACCGGGGGAGCCAACAATTTTTTGGATTGCTGGTGCTGGAATCCCGACGAATTTGTCCGTAACGGTGGGGTTGCCGGTTGGTCGCGGTGCATAGCTTTGGACCTAACGGTTCAGTGGGTCAGCTCCGGGTCCACCACCGTGCGCAATTCCATGACCTTCGCCACGATCCGAAACCCCGCGAGGTTCGGCCAGCGGTTGCTTTGGGTTCCAAACGGAATAGTCGTATCAGCCGGAACCGATATCTTGGTCCGAGCCGATGGATTCATTTCGTATTTTGCGAGTTAATCGGTGAATCCGCCACATCTTCCAAACGGCAACGGCAACGGCGATTCGTGGCGCGAACAAAAGCTGCTCTTTGGGGCAGGCGTCTGCCTTCTAATGTTTACGGCTTTTTTATTAACCGCAAAATGGGGCGCGCTCGCCACCAGCCTTCCAACGCTTATAACCGGGCTATGTACAGTCTTCGGCATTTTTGCCGGAGGCCATGCACTCGTGTCTTGGGTCAACGGGCGAAACGGAAACGGGAATGCGAAGTAAGGCTTTTTGGTTGATGTTGCTTTGTGTCTGTTTCCTGGCTGGATGTAAGGCCCGGCCATTTACCGACCGGGATGCGTGCGTCAAGGTTGTCAGACTCATGGGAGCCGATATAAGCCAGGTCAACGTCTGTGTTGCTCAAGTTAGAGAGTCAAGACAAGAAATCGACCGGCAGAAAGACTGCATCGAGCATTACAACAGCCTCGATGAAATCCAGGCGTGCATGGTAGGCGTGTCGCTGTGAGATTCAATGCCCAATAGGATTGTTTCATTTAGAGACATAAATGATCTTGAAAAGGCCGCCATCGATTTGGGCGGCAAATTATTACTAAACAATAATGACGGGCCAGTCATTGGGAAGGCAATTTTAGTTGGCGGCACCGTCACAGTCAATACTACTGCTGTTAATCGTGATTCATATATACTTTACTCTCGGATCGTTAAACGCGGTGCCCTGGGTGAGTTGAGCATAGGCACAATTGCCGATGGTTCATCTTTTGTGATTGAAAGCGAATCGAATACCGAGACCTCAACTATAGTTTGGTTCATTTTGGGTCCAGTAGCTTAATCTCTTTTTGAAATTTCGCCCACCTTCGCAGCGTCTAAAACGATCATGGAAACGCTGGAGCGAAGAAACGAAGTGGAATGGGTGCGGGAAATTATCGCCAACCCCGAGCGCTTCGAAGAACTCCACCGGCAATATCGCAAGCCGTTACGCGCTCTTATCTACCGGATTTTAAATGACCGCTGTGTGGTGGACGATGTCCTGCAGGATACCTGGCTCAACATCCATCGATCGCTTCCGGATTGGCGAGCCATATCGCCATTGAAAAGCTGGATTTTGACCATCGCTCGCCATCAGTGCTACCGCTATTGGCACTCCCATACATTTGGTGAGCAACCGGGTGCCGAGGTTGGGGACTCAACCCTCGAATTGACCGACCCATTCCCCGATCCCGAACAAGTGTTTATAAACCGAGAAAAGCTTCGATCACTCGCCAAAGCTATCCGCCAACTCCCACGCCAGCAGCGCTTGGTCGCACTCCTAATCTTGCTGGGTTTTCAGCAGAAAGATATTTCCCGAGTTCTCGGGGGTCGGGGAGACGGAGCGACGGCGCAAGTTGCGAGGGAAAAATTGATGGGGATTTATCGGTCACCAGCGCTCCGGGCTAAGGAAAAGTCGCCCTCTTCTTCGATGTGACAACTGCGCGGGCAGAACTATGGATCGTGACAGTGCCGTCTCGACTCGACAGCAGAATCGCCCCGTCCGGTGTGTAGCATATTTTAGCTCCCAGCTCCAAGATTAGGGAATTGAACGCATCGCATCCTAGCAGTAATTCATAGCTAGAGGGGAGTCCTCTTTCTTCCAGATCCAGACACAGGTTGGTCAATGTCACGGTCCAGCTCATTGCTTCGTCTGCTTCGTCGCAGTAAGTGCAGTCTCAAGTTTTTGTATACGTGCAACAAGTTCGTTCAGAAGACGGAGCATCGTATAATTGTCCGCATGAAATATCGCATATCGATAGTTTCGGCGTTTCAACTCCTGCACCGTCTCGAACGCATCCATGCCGGACTTAAGCCTCTCCGACCGGCCCAGAGAAGAGGCTGCGGTCCATCGCCCATAATTCCAAGTATTTCTTTGCCATCAATTCCGAAGCCAATAGGAATATCCTTGGATCTAATCCATCCCTCCGGGCATCCGACGCCATCTGCCGGAGATACTCCGTCCACGCGGAGCAATCCTGGCTCGTATAGGTGAAGGCTTTGCGCTTACTCGTGATCATAATTGCATTGACTGGCTAGGGTAGTAGCCACCTTCAAAACCAACACTTTTAACTGCCTCACAAGCACTCATAATCCCTCAAGATTTTGAGCTCGTTGTCGCTCCAAAGTAATCACAGATCGCGGCTTTCGGTTGGCGTTGGCCCTGGCCACGTTCCTGGCCCTGCATTTTGGGCAAGGTCCCGGAACCTTCAGTACATGGCGACCGCGACGGCAACGCTTGCCATCTTCAATCAAAGACACTCTGGTGTGATTCAAACGACAACCAAAAATGCTCGAATGGCAATCACCTTCGAGGTTGTGATTAAGACTAGAACAGGTTTCGGGGTTTGCTTCAGCTTCGAGGGCTGCCGCGATCGTGGACAGACTTCCTTTGCCAACGAACTTTTTCACCAGCCACGGTGCGAGTTCCTTTTCAAGAGCTTCTAGCCGCTCGGCTGACAGCGAGGCTTTTCGCCATTCCGGAATGACCTTCGGTCGCGCGCTGATTCGATGGGTTTTAGCTCGAACCGAGATTGGGCAGGGCTGGTCTACTGTCGAGTTAATGCTATCGCACTGATTGCAAAATCCTTTTGGATTGAGGGCGTGTTTACGGGTTATCACTGATACGTCGGTTCCCCGATCTCGGTACTTGTGTACAATTGGGGAGCGTCATCAAATGTGTCTTCTAGAAGAAGACTATCTGGGCGTCGTTCGCGGATGTACTCACGCATCGCTGGGGGGATAGCTTGCATAGCTTCCGGATCCAAGTCTTCTATGTCTTCGATGGGGAGTTCGACTCGGGGTTCGACCAGTGCGGTTGGTTTCACGCTCTCGCTCTCGTAAGCATAGTCCAAAATTTCGGCAATGATCATTGCTAAGACATAGTCAGGACCATTCCGGAAAAGGTCTCCCTTCTCGGCAAGTGCGTTTAGGATGGTTTCTTGAATGGACAAAAGCCGCTCATCTGGAATTTTTTTGATCAGCGTAAGCGGGTGAGGTTTTTCGAGAGCAAGTGTCTTGGAAACCATTTTGCACAATTCCCGAACGGTCAGCCTCGGATATGTGGCAAGCTCGCGATCGATTCGCGCCTGGATATCTTGGCTGTCCTCTTCGAATTGGTCTTCATTTGACTGGTACATCGGTTCACCGATTTGAATTGTGTCGACCGGATCTGTTCTCGGCGCGGGCGGCGCTTGTACTGGTTTTGGTATGGAAACCGTCGGCGGAGCAACCGGCTTTGCGGCGGGCAGTGCTGGAGCTGGTGTGGCTTGGACAGGTTCTTCAGCGGGTTCCGCGTGGGTCGGTTCCGCAGCTTCGTCGCCGGTCGCAAACTCCCTTTTCAATATTCTTTCGCACTCATCGAAAAAGTGTTCGGTGATCCGATATTTGGGGATCCATTTGACCGGGTTCTTCGGGTGTCTTATCGACAAATCCTCCACAAACTTAAGCTTTTCGAACTTCTTCAGCCGATCGGTCCAGGTGTTGGCGGGAATGTGAAGGGCTTTGGTGTTGGGGGTGGTTTTGGGATGTTCGAATATTCGGAACAGCTTTAGAAAAGACGCCATCTCTGCTTCGGTCAAACCAAGGTCGGCATGCCAATAAAGCAAAATGTCAGATACCACCAAATAGGATCGCGTTAGTCCCCGGTTGTGCCACTTCGCTTCAAACTTGGGATTTAATTGTTTGCTCATTCTCTGTTCTCCTAAAAACTCTCCGCGAAGCAGCCTGTTTAGGAGATCAGGCCACCGTCGCGGAGCCGAGCCGCTGGTACTAGGTCACCCAACAGCTCAATTACATACAATAAGATTGCTACTCCAATTGTAGACATGATAACATAAACTGATACGCTGGTCAACAGGATTGATAAATCGAAATAATGGATTGTTTAGGACAATTCGCCCCAACAGGTGACAACCACCGTCACCCAATAGGCAGTCACCTAGTAGGAAACCCAAAACGGGGAAGGTGACGGGAAACCCCTCTGCCGTCACCTAACAGGTGACAGTGTCGTCACCTAAACGGTGAGTATTTACACCAGTAAATAGTATATTTGAGAAAAGCGCTACGCGCTACGGCCTTGAGGGCCTACGCTGCTACGCGCTCTCTAGGGAATTGGTTGTTGGTGATTATCCGCTGGTGACCTTGATACGTAGTAACTCCCCATCATCAATCCCAACCTTTGATATGTGATATAATCAAGGAATCGTTTCGTATGTATACATCTGATATCCAACTCGCTCGGGAATGTTTGAGAGATCCCCTTGCCTTCTCGAAACTGGTTAACCAGCAACGCCGTCCGATCAAACGTTTGATCTCTGGAATCGTCCGTCAACCAGCAATCACCGAAGAACTCTTACAGGAAGTCTTTCTACGGGTCTTTAATGCTCTCCCCTCGTATGCCGGTCGATCGGCGCTCTCCACCTGGATCTGGGCTATCGCGAGAAATACGGCTTTGGATTACTGCTCTAAGAACCAAGTTGATCAATGCGAGTCTTCCTTGGATTTGGTGGTAGATGAGGCTACGCCTTCGCCAGAGGATTCCTTGTTGCACCGGGAAAAGCTTGCCCAACTCCGATCGGCGGTCAGGCAGCTCCCGAAAGACCAAAAGATTCTGGTGCTGCTAGCCAACTATTGTGAATTGCCGTTCCGGGATGTTTCGAGAATTTTACGCCTAAAGACCGGAACCATCATGTCTCGCAGTTTCGGTGCCAGATTGCGGTTAAGGGAATTAATAGGGCCACGGGGCAACGGGAGGTCTCACAAGGCTTTGTCTTCAGGGAGTCCCATTTCGGTCATCCACTTGAGGAACTCTTTGCCAGCAACAGTGATGGCATATCGTTGGTCGGCTTGCGCGATTATCAGAACGCGCCCGATCAAGTACTTCAGATACGCATCGAACGAATAG